CTTGTAACTTTACATTGAGGAACAAATAAAATATCTTCTTGTGTAGATCTGTCCGAAACTCTAACGCCTACATAAGGTGCCGCGCTTACATCGGAAAACAAAGGCCTTAAGCTTTTACCTTGTAAGCCACCGCTTTGTTTCAGCCTAAAAGATTTGACTTGACCAGTTACCATTATTTTTCCGCCAGCAATTTCTTGTGGATAAGGGCTGTCTATGCCAAATATCTCTTCTTCACCATAATCTACTGTGAAGGTTATATCTGCTACTTCTTTATACTGTGTGTTGTTCCAATAAAGTGAGATTAAAGCTCCTGTTATTACTACTGGTATCGATGCCATGTTAAGTTCCCCCTAAGTCGTTTACTGGATACTGAACAGATATCGGATCTGGTCCGTATACATACTTTATTTCATCATATGGCGTGTCTGACTTACCCAAACCTATTGAATTTGGATATAAAATTACAAAATTTATAGTTATTCCAGCAGCCACTACTTGTTCTATTAAATCTTGGCAATAAATTCTGCCACCTACAACATCTGTTATAATAAAGTCATAATCAGAGCCATCATTCGCTATTACGACAGGAGATTTGCTTATCACAACTCTGACTTCTTGTCCAGCCGGATGATTAAACTGCAAGCTATTAACCGGGGATAAAAGTATGCTAGTACTAGAAGGAACTGCAATAATATTAGCTATTTCTTGCGTTTCTCCACCATAATCAAAAACTATATATCCGGTACCATTTGGGAATCCGGTGCTATTATCCACAAGAACCACATTTCCGGTGATGGCATTTACATCTTGCGTTAATACAGTGTGAACGGCGCCAACAGAAAAAGGCTGTGAGGTGTCGTATACATATGGACCTGGTTGATTAGGCTCTATTGATATGTTACTACCCTGTATTAAATCTGGTACTATATTTTCTGAACCAGTATAAGTTATAGTTAGCGTATTTGATAGGCTATTATTATACACAAGTACTATATTGTCGCTGTTAACTATACCAGTTAAACCCATATTAAGGGCATTAATAGCATTTACCATATTTGTAACGGTTTGCTGTATACTGCCGCCTATTATAAAATTGGTGCCGGCTATAAAGTTGATACTTGAAGTTAAGCTAAAAGAATCTCCAGAATTAGGTTGTGCATTAAAAGTAAAAGTTCCTCTTGGAGGATCATGTAGATGTGCGGAACCTTCTCTATTTCTAACAACAACCTGTGTGGTTGCTGGAATAAAAATCTGAAGTACATTAGAACTAGTTTGATACAAAGCGGCATAATATCCCTTGCTTTGAATCGTTTCTTTCACAGGATTAAAAAATAAAACCGCAGTGTCTGTGCCTTGTGTTATAGTCCCGGTCGTACCGATGGGGTTATATACATCAAAGTATGAAGCACCTGGTAATCCACCGACTGCGTCTACTATAGTAAATGTTCCAATATTAGTCGATGACGCAAAACCACCACCATAAACATTAACATAATCTCCTACAGAAAGCTTACCAAGATTAGGGTTTGCTCCTCCAGACCAAGTGAACCTGATTCTACCATCAGCTTGTACGCTTAGGGTCCATTGAGTTGAGGCATTGCCGCCAGCGCCAACTGGAGAGGGGAAAATAAGTATGTTTTGTGCACTTCCACCTAAAACTGTTACAGAAGATCTTGGTCCAATAGTGCTGCTTACTAGCTCTACATAATTTCCTAGACCGTTATTTTTTGTGGTAGCTAATCCTGTTAATCCTTGGCTATTTAAATAAGAAACCACAGCATCTGCCACTTCTATGGCCAGCGCAGCGTGTATGTTGGTAAAGTTAGATGCCTGAAAAGGAATAGTTACTGGAGTGGCTCCATCAAAGCTAACGATTAAAGTATCTCCATCACTTAAGTTGTATGGCTCTACCACTGAAGCGGAGTCTGTGGCCTTACAAAGTTCGTCACCGAAAACGATGTCCAAAAGATTGTTAATTAAGTCTCTAACTTGTTTACGATTCTTAACCTGAATCCCTATTTGACGAAAGGCATCATCAGAAATACCTATTTGAGGCGGTCTTGTAATACCATATTGAGATAGAAGTAGATCTAAATATTGAGCAGAAGCAGTAGTAATAAAAAGATTTTGATTTACCGCATAAACAGAGTTAACAAGATAGCTACTAGCGATAGCCAACGTGTTTAGTAAGCTATCTACATTTTTACCTTTTATGGCAGGATTAAGATAGGAACGAAGTCGTGCTGTTTCTGATGCTTGTGTTGATATTCCCATATTATTGTCCAATAATCGAAACTGATATGTTTTGTGAAGGGTCCAAAATAAAGGTTTGTTCACTAGGTTGAACTGCAATTAAATCATCTGTAGGACTATAAAGTGGGCTAGAAATAGCAACGGAAAGCACACCTGGAACAGACATACAAACAGCAACTATAGCACCTAAAGCTATAGATTCTCCGATTGGATTTGAATTTACCAAAGCTGCTACATTGGTTTGTATTTGCTGTGATACGGCACTAAAAGGAGCGCCAGTTTGTAATCTAACGTCGATAGCTAAATTTACAACCAAAGCAAGAGGTTCCTGAATGAATATATCAGAACCGGCTGCTGCTACCCCTGGGAAAGTAACAGGATCTGTGGGATCTCCATAAACAATTCTATTAGCTTCCTGGATTAAACCGGTATTGTACTTATACCCATCTAGCCCCTGATTGGTGTCTACTGGGAAATTCAATTTATTTAAAGCTGTAACTTCTACGCCAGCCGACTGATTTATCTTTTGATATTGAAGATATGTATCAAACAATATTTGATTTAGAGTAGGAGCACCTGGTTGAAGGGCTATTAAATAACTATGTTTATAACCAGTATAAGCTGTGCCTTCGTCCACGTAGAATGAGGACAATAAACCGTTCAGACTGGTTCCAGTAATAGCGGTTAAAACTCCTGTAACTATAACGGTAGAATAGTAAGCTCCCAAATTATTTACCGTATTTGTTGCATTGTCGGACATTGTCACAGTAGATCCAGTAAAGCTGCTAACTGTGGTTCCATAAGGAATGAATGCCCCAGATATAAGCTGATTATTGGCTAATCCAGAGGTTGAAACCAAGTTAGTTAGCTGATTGCTGGCATTTGTTATATTTCCAGTTGTAACTAAAGTTGAAATAGGATTATAGAAAACTATTCCTTCACCGGAACTATTTCCGGTAGCATTATTAGACATGAAAACAACTGGACCTGTTATACCAGAAATTATAGTTCCCTGTGGGATATGGCCACCGGCGTCCACAATAAGCTGTCCAACCACTAGGCCAGAAACAGAGGCTAGGGATGTGAGTTGGTTTGAGTTAAGAGTCGTATTTCCAGTAGTAGAGAGTATCTGATTGAAAAAACTAACAAAATTACCTGTATTTTCTACAGCCGTTATAGGATAGGTACCAGCATTACCGGTTCCTAAGGATGTTCCAGAAATTACAAGTTCATCTCCAGGAATAGTAGCTTCGTATTCGTAAAAAGTTAAAGAATTGCCCGATAATGTTTGCTCTTCTTCTACAAAATCCGTATTTTTGATCCAAAAACTGTCGTTGAAAGTTCTAATTACCCTATAGGTTCCCTGATTTGGGGCAGAGAATGGTTCGGCTATTATAACAGAATCACCCTCCATAACCCCGGTACTTCCGGTAAAAGTAGTTCCAGCGGTAACGACTGTAGAGCCTAGAGCTACTCCGTTTATATTGGTAACCTGCAATACAGTACTAGAACTTCCGGAAACCATAAAGGTTCCGCTATTCGCAGCGGATGAAGGAATATTTATAGTAACTAAGTTTCCAATTGGAACATTAGAAAAGTCTGTTGTGCCTCCTGTAACGGTGTACTGAACATCGTTACTATTAGGTACTAAGCTGACAGTAAAAGTATCCCCAGTAGTACTGCTAAAGTCGATCGGGAAGGTCAAAAATTGAGGACTTGAAGTACTATTAACATAACTGAAACAGACTAGCTCGCCCTGAGCTTCTACTCTAAATGTTAGTCCACTTAATCCGCTTATTGTGCGTGGGGCGCCAAAGTAGCGTTGCGTTATCTGTCTATTAGACAAAGTTACGGCGCTAAATCCAACGCTAGGATAGTTTGGAACTATTGTAACATCTGTATTATTACCAACAAGAATTTGTTTTTGTTGAACATTCGATGCTTGAAGAAAAAACCACTGGTCGCTGGTAGCATATGAGGAAGAAATTGCTGATGCTGATACTGCCGCATATGTATTGTCCACATTTAGGGCAGAATTTATTACAGGAAATGAGTATCCATTAGCAGATCCGCCAACTATTTCTACATATCCGCCAGAACCGTAGGTGTCGGAGGATATTTCTAACTGAGAATCTCTATTAACAGCATCTACAACGCTCTCAGTTGTAATACCGCTAACTGAAGTTATATTAACGAAATCTTTTACTTGATCAATTGTAGTAGGACTAAAAAGTACAGTTTCTCCATTATTAAACGCATATCCTGTATCTACGGGCAAAGCTAATGGATTCTTAAGAATAAATTGAGGGGAACCAGATAGATTGCTAGATAACAGCCAATTTACGCCATCTAATAACTGAGTGCTTGCGTCGTTTGTTATAGCGCCAGATCCTGGCATATTTATCGTTCCATCACTTACAACGGTAGCTGATACATATGCTGATAAATTAGAATTTACAAACGCAGCGACAGCAGTGGCAGTAGTTCCAACTGGTACTGTTATAGAAACATTAATAGTATCAGTTATCGTTACAGAGTAGTTTAAAGACGTAAAAGAATTATATACATTTAAAGCTACATAGGTTCCGATTGCAGTAGCATTTAAGCTAATATGAATTTGTGTCAGAGAGTCTATAGAAGAAATTACTGCTCCCACAGGTATCCCGGGTCCGGTGACGGGCATATTGAGTTGAAATCCAACTGTAGACGGTATATTTGTAATCACGTTAGAAATTGTAGTATTGCCGGTTGTAGCTTCGAATAAAGATCCGTAGTAAACGTAAGAAACTACTATTTCTTGGCCTGTAGAACCCCACAGAGTGGACCTGTAAAGAATTGAGCTTTGCGGTGTCGTACTACTTAAGGTTTTCTTAGCTTGCATCAATACTTTATAATTGTCAAAACTAAAATTAGAACCAAAAGAGGTAACAAAATTACCTGTAGGTGCTAAATCTGAATCGTAAGCATTAAAATTATTAGAATTAACACCATAGGTAGTATTTGTTAGGGCGTGTCTATATAAAGGGACTTGAAATGTATTAGTAACCGGATTGTTATCGATTATGGCGACTAAGGAATCATTATTACCAAAAGAAAGGGGGCTAGAAAGAAAAAATCTATCATTTAATCTAAGTCTTCTAACATCTGGATCTTTAGTAAATCCAACTGCAGTTGCAGCTACTGTCGTTTCTTGCACCACTTCATTGGCAGGCTGTTCATCGTCAATCCCACCATAAGGATTTAAAAATGTAATAATTTCATCATCATCTCTTCCAGACAAGGATATGCTGGAATTAAAAGATGTTAAAAAAGTATCTGGAGGAGAAGCTGAGGTGTCAGATGAAATAGTGCTATGAAAAAAGGCTGGTAGATAAGTACTTGCTGTATCTTGATTTGCAAGTATCGGATAACTACTAATACTAGACTGACCAGCGGTAAAATTTAAATCTAAACCAACAGAGTCAAAGGTTACTACGGTTACCTGTCCATTGGTATTTAATGCGTTTGTGCTTATAGTGAGAAATTCTTCTATAAGAACACTAAAAGTGAGGGAGTCTGTTTGTGATTGTAAATATAAAACGATTGCGTCTAAAGTTTGAATACCTGGGGGTACATTAAATTTTTGCGGAGCGTACTGCATATGAGCAACCACAAATCCTGCTTTATATACTATAGCTGATTGTGGAACTACTGCTGTAGCTTCCGCTGCTGTTACGAGTATGTTTAATGTATCATTGGAAACATTTGTCGTTGTAATAGAATGAACTCTTCCTTCCAATCTATTAGTAGCGGCTAGTTCTTCTGACCAAACTATTACATAATCCCCGACACTTACATTAGAAAAAGCAGAAGTTGTATTAGAAATATAACTAACTAAACTACCACTTTTGGTTACAGTTAAAAAACTTCCAGCTGTGACGCCGGTATTAATTATAGAAACAGGTTCATCTATAGATATCCAAATATATCCTTCAGAAGCAAAGTCTATAGAACCACCGCTAATTACGGAACTTGATATGGTTCCTCTGGTATTTTGAATTCCAGCCGATAAGCTGTCGCCAGCAACTAGGGGTACCGTTAGTTGAAATTGAGCAGTGTTACGATCTAAAGTATAATCTGAGGTAGCTCCAGTTGAAGAAAGTCCTTCAGCTACAGTAAACATACTTTTTGTGACCAGTGTAGATGATGGGTTGATGATAATTTGCGCTTTATTATTACTACCACGATTACTAGTTATTTCTATTTGCGATCCAGAAACCGTAGCGGTTATACCCGTTATTTTATCATTGAATACGTCTGCCCACGATTGTAGAGAGTTTGAAGAATTTACAGTAGTATATAATCCTGTGGCTATAAAATCTGTATTTAAAATGGTGTACGTTATTTCTGCTGTACCGTCTACAGATATTATAATAGTATCTCCATTTGTTATACTATTAGACCACTCTCCTTGGTGCGCCGAAAAAACAGAGGCTGTTGCGCCATCTTCCAAAAGTAGTTTTGTGTTCTTATATAGTCTAAGTGTTTCATTTAAAGTAGAGGGAAAGCCTAGAAAATTATTAGCATTTATTGCAGTTGGAGAAGCTGGAACTGTTACCTGAATATACTCTCGTGATTCGGCAATAGATCTAATTACTACAAATGTACCATTTCCAGCTGTAGTAGCCTGGAAATTTACAAGAGTATCTGCATTAATCGAAGCGCATATCTCGTATGCAGTTGCGGCACCTGGAGCTTGAAAATCAGATGTTTGAAAGGTATGTTCAGTAGTAACACCACCAACTATTACGGATAGAACGTAACCACCATAGATCGCGAAAGGACTAGAATCTGTTGACTGTAAAAAGGCTTTTGCTACTGGTGCTTGTGTTCCGCCGGTTGCTAATTGAAAGTATTGTTCACCACCAATTGCAGAGTCTATGATGTGCTCTATTGCAACTCCAGCAGTTTTAGCTTCATAAGGAATAGAGGCACCGGTAGATATGAAGATAGTGGAACTTCCGTTAAGATTATTTACCAAGAAATCGGAAGTAATAGTTGCTGCTTCTGTAGTAGAGCTAGCCCCTATTAGACTGTTTTCCAGAGCGGTAGCCGTTCCAAGTCCAATCGAAGATAAAACTTGTTGAATTTGCGTTCTTAATTGATCATCTGTTTCCGGATCTGTTCCGCCGCTTGTAGCTACGGTATTGATAACTGTAGCACCAGAAAATGGGGCTGATGCGAATGCGCTTATAGAGTTTCCAGGAACGTTACCAGCAGAGCCCGGTATGAGAGCTGTGATTGGAACATTTATTACTGTAACCTCACCATCTAATATGGTGTCAGTTTGAGTTACTATAAACTGTGTCGAGGTTTGTAATCCATTAGAGGGGGCTATCACAACTGTGTTAGTTGGAATATTTCTGTTGCCGCCTTGAGACAAAATAATGGATTCATTAAAATTATGAAATTTTTGTGTTGGACTCGATAGATTAAATTGAAAATAATTTCCAATTGCAACTATAGAAGAATATGGCAATGGGCCTTCCGAATTATTAGTGCCTCTCCCGATATAAATCGAACCAGTTGATGGAAACCCTGTATTGGAGCTGGCGTATACTATCAAGGAACCTTGATTAATAGGCGTAGCACCTGGATAGACAGAAGTAGAAATTTTTTGAAAGGTGGTATCTGTTACGCTTACAGTACCAGTAGCAACTTGACTGATTGTGGGTGTGATACCAAATTCTGCGGCGATAGCTTGTAAGGACGATCCTGTAGCGTACTGAAGACTAGAGTTAAGTAAAGTTTGAAATACGTCACCACTAGAACGAGAAACAGCCAAAGCCATAGTTTCTAGAAGCGATAATGAAGCGGACCCCACGCTAACTGAAGGAATGCCTGTTTCGCTTGCGAAATTAGCAAGCATTGAACCCAAAAGCTGGTTATATGACTGTGGGACTGGAATATTTGGAGTAGTTGCCATTTTATCTTACCTTATTTCTTATATATCATAAAGTTATACTATTATTAAGCTCCGAGTTGAAAATTAACTGGTAAAGTCCCCTGCATACCTGGTAAGGAAACACCCAATGATATCGATAACGTAGGAGGACTAGCTTGAATCTGTAAACTAGTTACACTAGAAAATCTAGGATCTTGGGTTACCTGACTGTTAATTTGCTCATAAAGTTGTTGAATATTTAAATCACTTATAGAAGTACCAGGTCTAATTCCTAGGCCATACTCTGGGTGTAGTATAAAAGAATTAATAACTGTAGTAAATAAAATTCTCAAAGCCTGAATTAAATTTGTCAGTCCATAGCTAATCATGAAGTCTGCGTAGTTATTTAATGCCAAATCGCCCGAATCTGTCAAAAGTAAATCTACACCGCTTAAACCCGTTAGGGGATCGCTAACCGCAATTCCTGGAGGTACTATATTTAACTGTCCCGGATAAGTAGGAGGCGGTAAATCTGTTGGAATAAAAATCTTTTGTTGACTATTAGTTGTATTTGGTAAATATGCTTGTATAAAAGCTTTGTCAGCCGTAACAAAATTATTTAGATTAGGGTCACCATTTAAAGTAATGAGGTAGCTATTACCGTTTGGTAAGGGTGTAATATTGGTAATTTGTCGTGCTACTTGAGTTTGAGTAGAACTTTTTAATATGATAGTTTGTCCAAAATATAGATTTTGATCATTAGAAACCACAATCTGTCTACCAATTGCATTGCTTAATAGTGGTAACTGGAATCCGGACTCGTCTATGTACGGTTCTTCCAAATTATTAAGTGTCGCTATCTCAATCCATCTGGTAGCGTCGCCTAAATATCTAGTAGCTATAGATTCCATAGTAGAATTGAATGGAACTGGTACGTAAATTTTAGAATTTGGAATATTAAAAGGAATTCCAGATTGATTTGCTAATCCTGCTACATAGTCTAATGAATTTATTATGTTTAAGTCGGTAACTTGAGTAGTAGCTGTCAGATAGCTTATACTTTGAATAAATTCATAAAGGGTGTCTAAAAGTAGAAACTGATCAATGGTCATTGGTTGTATTTTTGTAGGAGGAGGAGTTAATCCGAAAAGTTGATTATATGTAGCGTTTCCTGCTCCAAAGTAATCGGCCAGCTGTACAGACAATCCTTGTATTACAGCTTGATTATTCTTAAGTTGTTGCACTGTAAGAGCTGTATTGGATAATATTTGATTAAGCTTATTTTGTTGAGCGGTATTTAAATTGAGCTGGTTAGTCGGTATTTGATCCAACAAATCTACATTTGCGTTTGGATTACTTAATATAGCAGAAGAATTGCTTACTTGTTGTGAACTAGCTGCTGCCGGACCCAACTGTCTATTGGCAACAGCCCTAGGGGAAAGGCCGTTATTATTTATACTATTTTGGACTAGAGCTTTGATAGCTGCCGATCCTTTAGGAGTAGTAACACTGTTAGATATTTGAGATGAATTAAGAAAAGCAAATTGCTGTATAGCTGAACTAAAATCTTGAGCTATACTAGAAGGTAAATCCGAAGCAGCCGTACCAACTCCGAGTAGGTCTTTTACAAAAAGAGCGGTTTGACTTATAACACTAAAAACTTTACTAACATCGGCTGTTACAGCACCTATTAGGGCTATTGCAGAACTACATACCAATCTGGCTTGTGTTATAGTATTTAAAATATTTTGTAATAAATTAGGTGTAAGAGCGTAACTTTGTGCAGGAGTTGGTTTTTGTAATGTTTGTTTTAAGTTTATTCTTCTCCATGCTTTAAATTGAAGTTGATACATTATTTCCATTGGTTTACTTGCTGATTGTTGCCAAGTAAACTGCATCGGAGTTACTACATAGGATTGATTTTGTTTTTGAATATCAAAAACTAGACGCCACGCAGCGTTAGCTGGGTTCTTCTTAGCTTCTGCGTATTGTTCTAGAAACTGCTGAAGATACATGGCCTGATAGTATCCTGTGCTTGTTCCGCCAAACGTAGATTTTGGATCAGTAGGACTTATAGTTTTAGGAGGAGTTACCGGACTTCCGCTATTAAAAGTATTTATAACGGAACCTATTTGATTTATAAGTCCGGTCGCTGCTTGTATAGTTCCACCAAAAACTTGTGAAAGTATTCCGGAGCCTCCGGGTGGAGATATAACGCTTTCCCTATAAGGCCATACCCCTAAGCTTCCGCTTGCGCTAATTAACTTAAATTTTATACCATTGTGCTCTTCTACTATACCTCTTAGTGTAGCAGAAGTATTTATAGCATATTGGTCAGTTATACTCAATTGTTGTGGTGTAATTGGAAGATTAAATTGCCAATTTGACGTGCTTAGAGGACTAAAAGTTAATGTGGGAGTGCCCTGTAGAGTATATTGTACGGTACCTTTTGGACTACTAAGAGAGGCTAATGGATTAGGTATACCGGATAAACCTGAAGAGGTTCCTCCTCCGCTAGAACTTCCTCCGCCTGTTACGACAGCGTTCCCTTTGGTTACATCTACAACAACAAGTCTATAAGGAAAAAGCTGATTCCATCTAACGGGATCTATTGTGGCAGCAGTGAAGAATGGGCTAATAACAGGAGCCCCAGAACTGCCCCATGGCACTGTAGGAGATCCAGAACCTACGCCGGTAGTTACGACGCTTCCTAAACTGCTTGAAGTAGCAGAACCTATTCCACCTACTCCGTTATCAAAAGCTGACATTTAATTCCTCATATCTAAAGATTGCAGTTTAAAGAGTTATGATATAAAGGGTATATGAGACTTAGTTCTATCCTATTAAGACTTGTTTTTATTGGACTTTTAATGTATTCTTGCGTATCCACGAAAACGGTAGATAGAGTAAAAAAAGCACCAGAATACGTGGGAGTAGATCCCAGGGTACTTAGATTTGTTAAAGAATACAAAGAATTGGCTAAAGTAAAAGGAATTTATTTTCAAAAAGAAGTAACTATTGGATTTAAAAAGATAAATAGTGAAACAATAGTAGGGGAAACTACCTATGGATCTGGTTGGAGAGAAATAGAGCTGGACACCAATTATTGGGAAAATTCAAACGATATAGAAAAATATGGTCTAATTTTTCATGAATTAACACATGCGTATTGTGGTAGACTTCATACCTACGGCGACAACATAGATTATAAAGAATCTAATGAAGAACATAAGTCCTTAGAAACTGGATATTACAAAGAAGATGGTTGTCCTTTATCAATTCTTTTCCCCTATGTGCTAAAAAATAGCTGTATTAAAACTCACTATAAAGATTATTTTAGCGAAATGTTCGATAACTGTAAACCTTATTAATTTATGTTAAAAAAAGATCAATCTAAAAATATAGCCTATGTATACTCTAAACTCATAGAAAACGATATAGATAGTCGATGGACCACAACAGACGATTTGTTAGAATCTATACAGTGGATCAGCGATCCAGAGCTTTTCGTGGAATCGGAAATACTTTACTCTTATCACAAAAACAAAAATATGGGCTGCCCAGTTCCTCATACAGATGGCACTTTTTGTTTTGTAAAAAATATTTTAGAAGCAGTCGAAGATATATTAGAATTATATAAAGAAACCAATAATTTACATAAGACTGGCAAGTATATACTTCAGTACTACCTAGTTCTTTATCAAACAGGATCTATAGTAGAATTATTGAATCCTTAGTGGTAATATATTAAAAGTAGCCATGCATTTCAAAGCGTTCTTTTTTTCTCTTTCAGTTCCACTATGAATGGTTTCAATCATTTTTGATAGTATTAAATTATAATTTTTTTCTGCCTGTTGTTTTGAAAAAACAAAGCAACCTTTTTTAGCATAAAAATCATTACCAACCATTATAACAAAAGATGTTAGTTCTGCTCTGGACACCTGTTCTACGCTAAAATTTTTATAAGGACTTTTTTTCTTAGACATAAGATACTCCTATTTAACCTACCGTTGTTGTCACAGATATACTGACACCCGGTATACTTGGTAATGTTGGAAGCGGAGGCAATGAAGGTAAGCTTGGTAGCTTTGGTATGCTTGGAAGAGCAACTACAATTGGCAAACTTGGAATGGGTATTTTCGGTAAACTAGGTAAGCTAAATCCTGGCAAACTAGGTAATGTTGGCAACTTTGGTAAACTGGGTAACGTCGGCAACTTTGGTATGCTTGGAAGAGCAACTACAATTGGCAAACTTGGAATCGGAACTTTAAATACAAATTTAAAAACTTCTTTTCCAGAAGATGTACTTGTCCCTATTACGGTCGTTATTAAAGAGGACATTTATAGCGCTCCAAGAGGGATTGGAGTTGGCACCAATCCGGGGGGTGCAGATAATCCAATACATAGGAATGTAAAAGCAAGCGTAGCTGCATTGATAGCTTCAGCAAGTGGCATTGGTGCTGTAAGATTGGGAGGAAGAACAGAAGCTAAGCCCGATTGAAGTACGGTGGAAGCAGTGGATAATGTAGTAATGGTAGCTGTAGGGCTTGTAAGGGTAGCTATGTCAAGTCCTGCAGAACCAACCCAGACGGGGTTTATAGCAGTTCCTGCGGTTATTGTTCCTAGAGATACACCTTGAGTCCAGGCGGCAACAAAGTTACTAATCCAAGAAGAGTCTGGAACTGGAACTTGAGTTTGAAGCATTGAGGCCATCGCTGCTCTATTCATAATTAAGATTCCAGGAGAAGCGGTTGGGCCTGCCTGCACCTTTTCCATATAATCACAAACAACATTAACAAAATTTAATACCCCGATACTCTCTATTGGAGAGGGTACCAAATTCTTTATGTTTGAGGTTAGAACGGAAACTGGATCTAACATTATAGGCTTCCCTTAATAAGATCCAGCTGAGTTTGGATCGCAGTAAACGCTGCAAGATTAATGGGAGGACCAGAAGGACCAACTCCGGTGGGAACTGTTAAACTTTGAATTTGAGTTAAGGTTTGATTGAATAAATCCAATAATTCTGCCGTACTGTTACCTAATGCTACCATGCCATTTTGTATATTCAGCTCTCCGCCAAACTGATCCTTTATTTTTACGCCTCCAGATCCATTTATATTTACAGATCCGCTATTGATGGTTTGACCACCGGATTGTTCTACTATAGTTCCGCCAGAGGTTAGTTGGATAGAGCTACCGTTTACAGATACGATTTGTTTACCAGTTGAATCAGATACGGTTACGCCAGTAGAGGTGAGACCTATAATGCTTCCGTCTTTTTGATTAATGGATATTTCATTAGAAGCGTTATTTAAAAATATTAAATTGCCATTACTGGTTATAGACTGTATAGATCCATCAGACGTCATATTTAACATAGAACCAGCAGCATCTAAAATTACGACGGACCCATCTTTTTGAATCTGTAAAGTTGTTTGTTTTTGACTACTGTTTATAACATCTCCATTATTATCTGTAGGTCCATTGAAAGTTAGTGAGGCAGAGCCGTCTGTACCGACTGCCACATTTACCCCATTATATTCGCCTTGAAGTTGTGGTTCTGTGTTGGTAAGAGTAGTTTCTCTGTCTGGATGTATTAGAGCGCCTATAACAATAGCTTTATTTGTGTAGCCATCTAAACATTCTATTAGGGCTATAGCACCATTTTGGTTTGCTGTATTTATAGCGCCATTTGGATTTTTGTTAGTAATCTGCGTACGTAAATTTTTCTCGAAAAAATCGGCGATTGATCCGCCAGATTCTGCAGATATACAATTCCTATAAACCATATTAGTAGAGCTAATGTTTTCATTTTGTTCTAATACTACTACGTCATATTCTGTACATAATCCAGAATAATTTCCTGGATCTGTGGCAGCATAAGCTTTTAAAACTATTCCCATTCTTAATTTGGTATTTTGGTAAGTACGATTAAAAGCAGTCATAGCAGCTGTAGTATTTACACTAAGCAAGCCATAAGGTAAAACTGTTCCATTAGAAAGATGATTATCGCTCATTTAATAATATCCCTACGGTTTTGTCGGTTGTGGAAATGGTGAATTTACTTCTGAAGCTAAACTTGTTATGTCTACATTTAAAGGTCTTTCAAGAATATCTTGAGACTCAGATACTCCAGGTAAGATTTGATCATGTTTATTGTCAGAGATTCTATCTTGGTAAGCGTTCGTATTTGTCATCTGAGAATACTTGGTGACACTACTGGTACTAGTGATACTTATGCCGCTACTTAATTTTAATATAGTTTTAAATCTTTTAATACCAGAAGCTGGATCTATATTACTTGTATGTATAACGCTTTCGATATGAAATACTATTCCGTCAAATTGCAAATTGTCGCCTACACATATTGGTTGTATAACTCCAACCATTTCTATAGTTCCGTTCAATTTCAGTTGACTACCAAATGTAGAGTCTGCCATAATTTTAACCCAAACTGGGCTCAATGTGATCGGACCATTAACGGCGGGGTCGAAATTATTATTTACTATAGAAGGTCTTAGTCCGCTTCTTGTTACGTCTCCCAAATCAAAGGTGTAATTTCCCTGAGAAACTTCTTGTGCGGGACCAGAACCGGAGCTATCATTTACCGCTATTCTAGAAAAATATTGATAAAAATTAACTCTAGCAGCTTCATCTCTTCCTATGTCTAAACTGTAAACTAAAGAAGAATCTATCTTCCAACGAGGAATAGATAAGAATTTAGTATTAGGAGGATTTACGCCCATTCTTTCTTCGAAATCTTGCGTAGTAAAAGGTATTTGTCTAAATACAATTGTAGGATAGATATTATTATCAGGTGCAAGTCTATAGCAGGTATAAATTTCATTTAATGGTGTATTAGTATACTGATTTATAATAGACCAAGCTTTGACACAATTCCAATATTCAGGATTAAGTAAAGAGCCGCCGCCTAAATCTGTTGGTGTATAGTTAAAACCAGGTCCAACGAAAGGGGTGGTGAGAGAAGGACTTAAACCTTTTGCCATACTTAGGGCCGAACTTGTTCCTGAAGAATAATCTTGAATACCAAATATATAATTATATATGTCTTTAGCAGACTTAGCTTTTGGAATATTTAATAAAGATCCAACCAACCCTGGTATTTGAAAATGAGTGTTTGGAGTAGGTAAAAAAGAATTAGAGCCGTACGTTGTATTGTCTATTCCAGCCCCTACGAAGGATCTTATTAAAAGTTTAACAATATCTCTTAAAGAAGAAAAGCCCAATTTATTTACAAGGTTTTTCCAATCACCAGACAGATTGCTTATGAACAAAGAAAAATTATCTTGAGCGCCAGAAGCTAATAGATTTTGATCGAAATATAGTATATTATTAAATTCTGTGAAGCCATAGCCATCTATTTTATAGGTTACAGACTTGTCGCCTGTTTGTTCATTTACGGCTATATTTTTTCTTACACTTTGTATTTTAAAAATACCCTTGAAACCATCATCTAGGCCATTTATTGAGAATTTATTTCTGGCATTTTTTGCAACCACTCTTGCGTCTTCTTCCCAATTCAACATATTGACAAAAACAAAATCTCCAGGAGCTACTGCTGTAAGGTAATTTACATCTGTTTCTTTTAAAATAGCTTCCATTGAAGGGGTGAGTGTCCCCTTGTTCATTGATGTAGTAACAGATATACAATCATTTTCTACAACTAAAGGGTCGTTGTCTCTAGTTTCTAGGGCTTCACTTTCGTCATTTCTGAACGTATCCCTATTTTCAAAACGCACAAATGTTAAAACCCAAGCAGGGCTGCTTTGATTAGTTAAGGTTTCCGCATTAATTGGCGCATTGCTTATATTATTTGTAGAAGTACTGATAGAACTAGTAATATTACTAGTCAAATTACCGATACTACTAGATGTAGAGCCGCTAGTACCGGCATCTTCGGAACTGTTCGATTGAGAAATTAGATTTACGGTGTAAGCATTAGTTCCATTCATTATTTGTTACCCGCTGCTGAGGAGCTTGTCTGAGGTTGTTCTTTAAATAAAGAACTTGCACCTTTTGAAAGAGCACCCTTATCAGTATTTTTACCAGAAGCTACATCTGCTGCTACTTGACCTAAAAGTATAAGCTTTTGCGTTAAACTGTCTAAATCATTAGCAGTTGGTATTATTACGTTTTTGAATTTTTCAAAATTTTCTATAAAAACATCTTGTGAAGAGGCTATATTTGCATTAACTTGATCTGCTGATTTTTGACTAGACTTCATTTCTTCGCCAGGACCATAAGTTTCTCTGCGTCCAAAACCAGCGCCAAGTTGGGCTCCTGCTGCTGAAACCTTTTGAGAACTTGTCCCAGCCCCAGCTAACCCACCGGTTCCGGTGGAAGTTACATTTATGCCTCTCATATTAGCTGCATATTTGACGTCGTCTGGCAGTATACCTTTTTGCATACCTTCTTCTACAGACATTCCGTTAGCTTTTTCCCATGCGTCTGTAACAGAAAGATACTGAGATAAGTTTCCGGTTCTATCAGCACTGGCTAAAGTCGATTGTTTTTTTGCTCCTATTATATCTTTTGCTGTAGCGTAACCTTCGTCTCCTACTTTTTTCCCTTTATTTAATAGATACAAAGAAGCTTGAACAGCAGGATGATTTTCTGTAAGTTCTTGTTCTGGAGTTTTCTTAATAGCTTCAAATAGCTGCATGCCTTCTACGCCTTGTCCGGACAAGCGTCTTAAATTTGGGTCCCTAAGCATGGAAGCTCTTTGCATTATACTGAATGGGCCGCCTTGTTGGGAACTTAAACTTTGATAAGCTTCATAAGAACTCTTGGCAGCTTCCATTCCTATCCCGGTTTTTTCTGTCAAACCTTTGCTAAATTGTTCTGCGATTCTAGAAGCATCTTCGCCTGTCTTAGCGCCACTTTTAGATATATATTCGCTGGTGGTTTCGGTGAATCCTCTAAATAGATCAACTAAATCACTATCATTTAGTCCATCTTTAAAGGCAGCAGCTATTACGCGTGAGGTAGTTTCTTTAGTTTGTTCTGCACCGCCCATTGTCTTACTTATATTTGCAAGTACTTGCGGAGCATTTGTAAGATTTAAATTCTTCTGTAATTCTAATCCGTATCCGGCTTCTCTTCCCATTCTAGCGGAGCCACCAGCAGCTAAAATAGATTGTTGTTGTTGAGTAACTTGTTCTTCAGTGAATTGCATACGTCCACCGTATGCCATATTCCCGCGCAAGAATCCGCTTTTACCCATGTAGTCTTGATCGGATAATCCAAGACCTCTTTGGGTGCTTAAATTTCTTTGATAATTTTGTGCATTATAATCTGCAGCAAGTTTCTTCATTGGATCTAATTCTTCTTGAGCTTTTACAGACTGTGTTACAAGATCCGCAAGATCCTTAGAAGAAAGTTTTTCGTATGCCTCTTCATTCCCGGTGGCCATGGAAAGATGTTTTGAATTAGATATAATACTACCTATGCCACCTAAAACAGCACTGCCGCCTCCAGCGGCTGCTCCCATTACAGAGGCACCTCCTAGCACAGCAGCTGGGATTGCTCCAGCAGAAACAGCGCCAGCTAATCCTAAAGCCGCAATACCGCCCCCGATAAGGAGTCCTTTTGTTACTAGTCCCATGGTATCTGACATTCTGCCAGCTTCCCAAGCTTTCTTAGCCATTTCTATTCCCTTGCCTCTTTCAGCAAGAAAGGCTTGTCCTTGAGGTGTGGTTAGTTCCTTTAATTGATTTCCAACTAGCATTGTAGCAGCTTGTCCAGCAGCAGAAGCAGATTCCACAGGAAGTCTGCCAAGTGCACCTATCCCGGCGCCAATGGTTCCAGCTATTGCGGCGCCGCCAGCGGCAGCCCCCGAAGCCACACTAAGACTTCTACCTAGAATAGCGTTATTCTTTCTTTTTTCAACTTCCATATATGCGGAAGCTCCGCCCATGCCGCTCATTTCAGCTTTCTTAGCCATGGACATTTTTTCGTGAAGATTTTTTTCTTTTTCTAAAAGCGCAACCCTATCTCTCTGAGTTAAGTTACCATCCAGAAGCTGCTTGTTAGTTTTTTGAATTTCTGCGGTAAAATCTTGTTGTAATTTTTTAGCAAGCGTTATTTTACGAACAGAATCTTGAAATGCCTTGTCTGTCTCTTGCTTAGCTCTTTGTTGAGCTTGTTGAGAATCCCTAGCTCCTGGCGCTCCAGGAAGAGGGCCTAGACCCATTTGCTGCATCTTTTGAGAAATTTCTCTTTGTTGATTTAGTAGCTGGGGCGCAGAATTGATCTTGGCCAGCTGATCTTGCATTCTTTTGACAGAGCTAATAAAAGCTTTATCATCAATATCAAGACCTATTTTTAATTTTTTTTCCATGATTTCAAGACCTTACGTTTTAATAGCTTAAATCCAATAAGTCGTACTATCTTAAAGATTGGTTTTAAGATACTGCACATTATCTATATCGTAAGATTAATAAAAAGTTATAAAATCAATAAGTTAGGAAATAAATTCCACGAGATTATCCGAGCTTTTTAAGCCTAGTGTTCAATCTTTCTAGTTGACCCACAAAAAGGCTGTCTGGGTCACCATTAACGTTTTTTGTGTATTTCTCGGTAAAATGTATAAGGGTCTTAACGTGTTCTTGTTCTAAAGTTGGTTTTTTTGTTTTAACTTTTTTAATATTCTTATTTTTTTTCATATGTAGACTCTTTTCTTTAGTTTTTTACCAAAATCCCGCTTTTTAATAGATCTTTAAATAAACTTTTCAAAATTTTTCTGGGCTGACTTCTTTTCATCCATTGGCCCATATTATTGTCTGTTATGTATAATGGGTCAACAGATTTACAAAGTACTTCGGCAGTACATCTATAATAGGTCGGCATAGCGTCAGATTCTATAGTTATTCTATAACCGTAATTACTAGGGATAGGTTCTAGAATTGTCTTTCCGTGTCTATCCTTCAAACCGTGCAACACGTACTCTACGGGCTTAGCTGTAACAAATCTAGTAGGATTGCCATAGTAAACGCCACCTGTTTTAGGTGGATTTACAAAAACTTTAATACGATTAAATAATTTTCTAATCATATTAATATCGTATCGTTATTTTTTAAGAATGTCAAGAGCTTTTTCTATGTCTTTTTCTGTTAAGCCAACAAAGGAATTTGTTTTAACTAAATGGTCCATCATACCTGAAAAATCCGTATCATCATCGATACATACGTAGTTAGTAACTTCGGGATTGCGATCAAGCCAAGCTCGAACCTGAACGCCTCTTTCCCCGCGTTCGTTCCCTGTTATATCAATTATCTTATTTTGATCTATTTCGTTATTATTTAGAATCAATTTAATCTGTTTAAGCCCTCCTTTTCTCCAACTAGAGCTGACTACTACCCTTAATTCTGGTTCTTTATTTAAAAGTAGATTTAGATTTTTACAAGCTGCTTTTGAAAATTCATAATTTCCAGCTGTAATTAGAACTCCATCTATATCTAATAAGATAACTTTCATTCTATCCTCCAAGGACAATCTGGTGGCATATTTTTAATTTCAGTGTATCTGTAAAACTTTATCAAACTATGAAAAGATTTTTCTAGATATTCTGGGTATTCCGATACTTCTCCGCACCAAATTACCATGACAATGCATGGTACTTTAATACTATCGGAAATTTCAAGTATGCGTTGGCGATCAATCTCGTCTCTTCTTAGAAACATTTTTTGAGTAACAAGCTTCAATGTCTTACTATATTTATCTAAATCGTCAATCACTGTGTTCGCCCGTTTCTGGATCGTAGTTTAAACCTTCAATATAATATCCGTGTTGGTCTTCGTCCCATTCGCTAAATGGACTTTCTTTATCTAATATCTTACCAGATAATTCTATTAGGTGTTTAATTTTGTCTTCATCTTTTTCAGTTGAAAGCATTTCCCCAATGGCACCGAACGCTTCTTCATTTGTAAGCTTATCTTTCTCCCATTGTACGCATAGTAAGCACATATTAAAATCCCCACTTATCTATAGAGGTATCCTTCATGTCCGGGTACTCTAGTCTGTATTCCTTTTTTTCTTCAAACGGCGGAGAACCCGCGTAGTAATCGACCCTTTCTCGGATAATTTCTTTAAAAAGTAAATTTTTATCATTACACTTGCTACAACGTAAACTTCTAACAGACGCTTCATTATATGCTTCTTTATCTATTTTATATCCGCAATAAGTGCAGGTAATTTCTATTTTCATTTTTTAAAATTGCTCTTCGCTCAATAAGAGTATTATATTACGAGATAAATTTTTGATTAAAAAATCGTACTCTTTGTCTTCTTTAATATGTTGATATATTTCATTTTTAAAATAATTAGGACATGCTTTCTCTGCTTTTTCTATAAGAATCTGTCCCGTATCCTCGCTGCCCAAAGAAAACCAGTCGTGAGCTACGCACACGTAACCCTTGGCCAACCTATCGGGTGGTAATTTTAAATTTTTTTCATCTAGAATTTCTTCTAATTCTATCAAATCTTTAGCTAATTTTTGATGCTCTGGAGACACATCCCCATAAAGTTTGTGAGTCATTTGTAACCTTAAATATCTTCCGCAAAAATAACTTTGCCAGAAATTTCTGTAACTAACAATTCTACCCAGTATCCGGAGTCTTTGGATTTATTCAACGGATATTGTTTTTTAAATAAATTGACAAAAGATCTTGCCTCTTTCTCGGTACTAAAAAATAAAGATCTTGCGGTACTATTCTCTACAACTACAACTAAATTAGTTTTATTAACTGATTTATTTATCTTTTTTACAGCTTTTGCCATTTTTAATGTCCTTGTAGGGTTTAATTAACTTATGATTTTTATCGTAAAATTTTAAAGTAATGTTTCCGTCTTTCTCTTTTAAAGAGTAATACGTTACTTTAGAAATGTCAATTAAATTTTTAAACTTGTTAACTGGAACTAAACCAGTCTTAGCTACCGTTATTCTCATAACCAAAAAACTCCTATTAATAATAATGTCATAAATAATGTCATAAATAAAATTCCAAACACTAAGCTCATTTAAATCTCCCTGAAGTTCATTAGACTATATAAAGATTCTTCGCGCAAGTAAATTGCTTTCATTTAATTTGCCGTCTCTCTTTCGTATTCTACAAACCACAGAAGTAGAAAGCTCACGATAGCCATAGTAATAGCAACGCTCCAGCCGGTCAAGCCATCCCCAACTAATGGCTTTAGTAAACTACCCATTCCGGCTCCTAGTCCAACCCCTATCAACCTAGCTATGGCTGAAATAAAAGAACGTTTAAAAGATTTTTTGTTAATTTCTGGCTTTTTCAATGAATACCTTCTTTTAGCTATCCTGATTGACTCAAAAGTATAAGTCCAGCTGTCAATAAACTACAAACTATACATGAAATTTTCATTTACTTAACCTTCTTTCCATTAAGAAGTATTTGACCGCCTAGGGCATCTATGCATTTAGAAATTGAAAACCATGCCATATTGTCGGCGTACTCCATACCAAAATAAAAGCCGATATTAAAAGACATATATAAAGCAACTAAGTTTACAGCAAGCAAAGAGGCAATTCCAATCAAAGGTTTGGTAAATTTCATATTTCTATCCCCTCTTTTGATAGCTCTTCTGTAATTTCATTAAGAGTCTTACCCATTTTCATCATATTTTTAACCCTTATATAGAGAGGGGTCTTATGCCATTGTTTATTGGTTTCATCTAAAATTTGATTTAAGTCTTCGGTAGAAACTTCTTGATTAGTTTCTAAAAATTCTTTCGAAATATCAGATTGTATTTTTTGTTTCCAACATAAGCCACATTTAGTATAGTCTTCGTGAGGCATCCAAGGATCTTCGGCCCAACCTTCAACTATTTTAATATAATCTTTCATCTTTGCCTCGCCGCGAACTATTCATTATCTAAATGTTTACAATTCTCTATATCATTAAAGTTACTTAGTTTTTCCAATTTTATATAAACTTCGTGTCTTCTTCTAAATCTTCTAGTTCTTCTCTTGTCTGGTTTTGCTTCTTTTCCAGAGTTAAGACATTTTTCAGAACACCAAACGTCGCCGTGTCCCCATGGAACACTGTGGTGTGCTATAGCTTTCTTCCATCTAGGCTTTTTATTGCAAGCTAGACATCTAAAAATCTTAACAGTTTCAAATGCCATCTCGTGCATTTCGTCGCCTGGGGGGAAACCATTCAGATAGTTTAACGGGGTATATACTCATATCTTAGACTTTTCTTTTTTATTCTTCAATTGCTTGTACCAGAGTTTACGGTTATTCGCTCTGCTTTTTTGTCTGTCTAGTTTTGAGGCTAGATTTGAAGCACGTTCTTCGTTAGATTCGTACCGATATGTACTCGCTCGGTCAGCTAGATCGGATTCCGCAGCAGAACGGAATTTTTGGTCTTTACATGTTTTCATTTATCCTCCAAGCCATTCTGTGGCATATCTTTCCAGTAAGAATTCTAATTCACGCTTTAATAGCGTTTTCAATGAGTCATTTTCAGTAGTAGCTATATGTTGTTTCGTATTTTCTATTCTTCTTAATAAATCTTGTGCTTCTTGTTCTGTCATTTTTCAAAATCCTCATCTTCTGAGAGAGCGCTTCTTACGGGCTGACTTAAATGAGAATCTGCAAAATCATCAGCCCTGGCTACGGTTCGTCTCATAGCTTCCTTTAGCTTTACTATTCTGTTTCTTAGAATAGATTCTCTTTCATAACGTTGATCATTGATGAAGTCGTCTATTTCTACTTCTTCTTGAAGTTCACTTATGTGTTCTCGTAGAGCATCAATTTCAGAAAGAAGTTCTTTATGAGCATCATCAACACAAAAATACTTCGATCTAATTTCTTGTTCTCGTTCTTTAGAAAGTCTACACTGACTCTCTGGATGATCCATGCCAGAAACTCCGCAATGAACGCATTTTCCTTTATTGTTTAAAGTGAACATCACAATAACCCTCTATTTATATCCTAACAAAAAGTATTGGGACAGTCAAGCGATATTATTGGGACAAATTGGGACAAAAATGCCAGTATTGGGACAAAAAGCGTCTCATAGATGTCCTAAAGGACACTTAAGAATTGATTGATACTAAGATAAAAACTTTTACCTTAAAGACACCTTTTTAAAGAAGTGCTTTAAATTCATATATTTATTGAGTAGTTTGTAAAGCAGTTGTAAAGAATATTGTAAAGTTGTTTAATCGATACATTTTTAGTATTAAAACTCTAGATTGAATGTTATAGACAATATATTAGTCTTAAAGGCCTAAAACGGATGTTATAGACAATATATTATACTTAACGATATTAAGATTGAAAAAATAAAGGTTGACATATGCTAATAAAATTGTTATTATTTGACTAATATGAACAATATTAAAGACTGTGAAGGCGAAAATTGCGATAATTGGGAATGCAAGGATTGTTGCGAACACAGAGATATTTTTGGAGACATTTGCATTTATTGTGGAATTGAAATAGAAAGCAATAGTAAAGAAACTTTAACATACTACCCAATTGGTAGCAACGGGGAAACCGTACACTAAATGTATAAGCGATCCAATAATCCAATGGTGGGAGAACTTACAAAATCCATAAAAAGTAGACACATTAATCTAGATTGCATAAGCCCTATTTTAACCGGAGACTTGAACATAAAAGGTAAGCCTCAAAGATTATGTGCTTGGTGTTGTGAGGAAGAAATTTTGAGCGGTAGTCGAAAGTACTGCGGTAACCTATGTGCTGAGTCTGCCAGAGCCTGGGCTTATCCTCAGAAAGAAGAGGGTATTAAATTTTTACTCATAAGACAAGATTGGAAATGTAATATTTGTCAATACAATTATAGAGTTTTATATGAACAAATTATGAAAAAAGAAGGGAAAACTTTTAACGGCCCAGTTGATCCAAAAGTATATTATTGGTATTATTACATACGTCTTAAGAATAAGCTTCTCAAAGAATTCAAAATAGAAGTAGACCACATAGTTCCTATCTATAAAGGCGGAGACAGTCTTGGGCTTGAAAATCATCAATTAATTTGCTATACCTGTCATAAAGAGAAAACAAAGAAAGACCTTTCTGGTAAAAGAAAAAAGCTTGACAAGACTATAAAAATAGGGTAATATTTTCCCATGAGACCTCGTATACGACTACTGGCATTTAAAAATTCGAGTCATACCGGCTTTCCTAATGGAATTTATCTTCGTTGGGGTTTCGTTCCTTGTTCTTTGAGATTAAAATATAGATATTCCGTTGCCTTTTGTATCAAAATTAGAAATACATAATACAATATTAGTTTTAATATTGATAATCCAATCAGTGAAGCGGACTTAGAAAGACAAAGAAACGAATTAGATTATGAACAATCTTAAATTAAAAATATCAATTGAATTATATGAAAATGTTCCGTGTACTAGGTTGTCGTGTGATGATATAGCAGTATCGCATCACGCTCTGGTAATTAACTCAGAAATACGTTCGAAATATACACATGAAGAATTGAAAAATATTATAAAAAAAGAAATACCAAGAGTTACAGAGTTTGCTACTAAAGATCTAATAGATAAAATTAAACTTCCACTAAATACCAGCATTGGTGATCAAGAAAAAATTCACAAAGAAACCTTAGAAAATTTATTTCCAGGCATTGGTGTAACCGTGTATCATTCGGAGGGCATCTTTGTATTGCTGAATTTCTTTAAAAAGGGCGGTCCTTATAATATCGATGATATTCTACATCCCTTAGATCCATGCGGAGGATGGTTGACGTCCAGACATTTGAATATGTATAGTAAGTTAAATGACGGAACTTGGTCTTATGCTTACAATTCTCATCATTATTATGAAGGAATTGTGGAACGCGTTCCTGCACCGATTGATGAGAAGGTCGTGGATCAATACTTTAAAACTTCGGGAATCAATTACAAAATTGATATTAATACTATTTTACCGCTACCAGAGGCGGAGGCCCGGAAACCACGAGAATCTGACGATGGAGACTTTGTAATAGAATGAACCGTAAAGAAGTTATAAGATTACTTATAGAAGAAATACAAGATATGCGTGGTGTTTACGACGACCAGTATGTTTATCCTGATGATTACATCATTGCGGAAAGAGTGTTATCAGTCGTAGAAAATAGTGGATATTGTAACCTGCCCTGGTCTGGTTCAGATGAAGAGGAAACATGACAAACTGGAAGCGTAAGGGTATTTTTTATTACATTAACGTCAACGTTTATAGTTCTAGTGGTAAAAATCTGATTTTTACCAAAAGAATAGATTTTGTATCGTATCAACTAATTAAGCTTATTCATGGTAAACAAAGACTCGATGATATAGCTATAGATTCTGTTTTTAAACATCTTGATTTTTAAATTGTTTTTATTTTGGGAGTTTTTATGAGCGGTGGAAGTTACGATTATGCTTGTTTTAGAGTAGAGGAATTCGCAGAGGCTCTTCGAAAAACGGACGAAGACCCTGGTAGGGTTGCTTTTAAGGAACTACTTATTTTAGTAGCAAAAGCTATGAGAGAAATAGAGTGGGTGGATAGTGGTGATAAAAGCGATGGCGACGAATACGAATCAATACAAGAAGTTATGGCTTTTTTGAAATCAGATCCTAAAACTATAATTAAAGCTAGATCTTATGATAAGTTAGCTGAAAAACTTAAAAGATACTTGGATTTGAGTGAAAAATGAGACTTACAAAAAGGAGGTTTCGAGTGAAAGTGACAGAGAAAGCGGTACAGAAGCTTAAAGAATATAGACCGAATCCAACGGATGTTCTTTTGGTATCAATTTTAGGTGGTGGGTGTGCCGGATACAGTTACGACATGGAATGGAAAAATGGCGAATACGTCTACGATAAAAAGCTATATGAAAATACAGATATTGGGGTTATAGTAGTTACAAATGGTAGAAGTTTTTTCTTCTTGGAAGAAGCAGAACTAGATTTTACGGATGGATTAAATGGTAAAGGGTTCGAATGGACGAACCCGATGGCTAAGAAAAGCTGTGGATGCGGTAATAGTTTCGGTATATAGAAAGTTAGGGCATTTTATGGGACATGGCGATAAAAGACTTTATAATTACGTGGTTAATACGCTTGGAATCTCCACCAAAATGGTGCTGGAGTATGTGGATAAGCGATTAGAAGAGCTAATTGGTAAAAAATTAGAAGGAAAATTAAATTCTAAATATGTTGAAGGTCTAATCCTTTCCAGGGTTACGTCTATCATGACTGATGGATTAAAGAACAACAACATATTTAACTATAGAAGGGATGACTTCGAAGAATATCTTAAGAAAATTCTTAGATCCGTTGTAGAGGAGAGAGTTAGAAACGAATTTGAAGTACAAGTGAAAGTTGTTCCAAAAGATGCTAGTATTGTAGGTAAGCCTAGACCGTAAAATCCTTGTACAACATATAGTTATCTATATTTTCAATTTACATCTCAATCTTTAACCTATGCTATATCCTTTTGACATCGTAAGATATTATCCAAATCCTTCGTTTTTAAACGTTGGTGTGCCTGCTACAATAATGCCAGGCCCAGGATCTCAGGCTACAAACTACTCTATAACAGCTGGAACTCTACCGGTTGGGCTATCTTTGAATACTACCACTGGTAGTGTGACTGGTACTCCGACAGCATTGTCAGCTGCTACCACCGTCTCTATAACCTGTTTAAACGCAGATGCTACTACATATGTTGTAAATTTGATAATTTCTGTGATTGACATACCGCAACAAGCATTGATTGCTAATCAAGGAAGCGCTCAAGATTCCGTTATCATTAGAAATTATTATGAGACCATTTTTATAAATGATGCAAATATTTTAATAGCTAACGCACAATCGTTGGGTCAGTTTGAGATTTTCATGGATTTACCGTGGCAAGCCTCTTTTAATTCGCTTCAAAAATATTTTCAATCATTGAACTACACATTCTTTCCCGAGTACTGGAGAAATAATACAGCAGGTAACTTTGCACTTAGTTTTGGTGCATACGATTCTCCTGCAGGTTTTCCATACTATCCTAGAGTTGGTTACCCAGTGATATCAAATAGATCGAATAGAGTTCGCATATCATGGTCTGCTAACCAATGCAGTTTCTACGGTCAACAGTGGTACCCTGGTTATCCGACCTACTAATTCCTTAAAATTCGTTTGAACCCCACTCGACATGCTTTAACAAGCCCGAGTGGGGGATTTTTTATCTTGACTTTACACTTTAGTAGTGAGATACTTCTAAAATGTTATATCTATCAAGCGACCAACACTATTGGCATTCGAATGTCATAAAATACTGTAATAGGCCATTCTCTTCTGTAGAAGAAATGAATGAGAAGCTAATAACTAATTGGAATGAAATGGTTAAACCAGACGACACCGTCATTGTGGTTGGCGATTTTAGTTTAGCGTTAAGACCCGTAGAAACCATTACGCCAAGATTGATGGGAAGAAAGATCCTCGTAAGCGGAAATCACGATTGGACTCATGATTCCAATAAGAAGTCTAGAACTCCAGAAAAACAAAAGCAATTAATTGAAAAATATATAGAATGCGGTTGGTCAGAAGTTATCATGAAAATGGAACTAGATCTACCTGGCATTGGTATCGTAAACGTTTCCCATTTGCCATACAAAGGCGGCGGGGACTCTGGTTATGAAGAGCGCTACCAAAGCCATAGGCTGGAGGACGATGGAAAAATATTACTGTGCGGCCATGTACACCAAGTTTGGAAACATAAATTTACATCTCAGGGCACACTTATGGTGAATATGGGTTGTGACGTATGGGACTATAGGCCCGTGTCACAGGAAGAACTTGTACGGTACATTCTTTCAGTGCTACCTAATAAACCTTGACTTTTGTAAACAGTTTTGATAGCCTTATCTAAGGAGAACCCATGGAATCAACTATACAAGATCGCTTTTTGGATCTAGCCAAACAAGAGGAAGCTTTAGAAGAAAGACTTTCTGATATAAGACAGCAACTTGGTATTCTAATGATAGAATTGAAGGAAGGAACTTATATTCAAGATCCGACTACTATGGCCGTATACAAGATTGTAAAACCACTTGGTCATTTTGTTCACTATAAAGATCTCGATTACAAGCATACGGCGTTAAACGGCAAAAAAGGTGGGACGTTTCTTTCAAAGAAGGAAGCTCAAGAAGCAGGATTTATCCTAGGAGAATAAAATGGGCAATATAAATATAAAACTTCAATCTTTTCAGTTAGGTATCGATTTTATTGAATTTCAACAAATTATTACGTGTATTCCTGGAAATACATTTATTAAAAATCTTAATACAGTTCAAAATCCAACCTTAGCTACTATTCAATATGTAATTGAAGCAGAAAACGATAATTTTTCTGATGGCACCATAATAAATGGTAAATATAGGCGTACTTCTGTTGTTAATGCCGGTGTAACTAGATTTATAATGCTATTTGATGGAATTGAAATCATAGATCCTCCAGCAGCGAATTTAAATCAGAACAATACAAGATCGTATAGTATTGCCAGTCAAGGACCTGTTATCACTTCAGGCGGCTATACAGTTCCATTGTCTACAAATACAACCTATACATATGCCACAAGCTATACGAATGCTACAGCTAATGGATCAAATAATAATGGTCAAACAGTTACTAATAAAGTTGTAATTCCTACTGTGACTACTTCCGACAATACTACTGGGCCCAAAAAGTGCGTTTGCGAATTTGGCGAACTAATGAAAGACGGCTGTAAATGCGGAGGAATTTGAATATGAAAAAGGAAGCAAGACCTTATCAGATTGCTGAGATTTGTTATAATCCTGAATGGCCAGATACGCCTTGGTATGTTATGAGATCTGGAACTGTCGCTGAACAGGGTGGATTAGCCTTAGGTACTGAGACTATTTCATTTAAGACTGTAGAGGATGCTTGTGAATATCTATCGGAAGCCATTTCTATAGATATGGATGTTATAAAGGACGCGATTAAGGCAAAAGAAAGTAAAGACTTGACTTTAACAATTAGATAAGTTAATTTAAATAAAGGGTACAAAATGCTTAAGATGTTGAAAGTACAAATAAATTTAGAACTCAAGGGCGATCCTTCAGATTTAGACGATGTCAAAGAAAGACTTTTTGAGGTATTGCAAATTGCGATTGAGGATGATGAACTCGAATTTACAATTCAAGATGATGAAGATACTGATGAAATGGAATCAGAGGATTAAATGAAAATTAATGTTAAAAAATTACATAAGGATGCTGTCATTCCAAAATATCACACAAATGGGTCTTCTGGTTTTGATTTACACGCATTGGAAGACGTAACCATAGAACCGGGACAAACCGTTCTCGTAAGAACAGGTCTCGCTTTTGATGTTGGTTACGGATATGAAATGCAAATTAGACCGCGTTCTGGGTTCTCTCTAAATTCTCCACTTAGAGTTTCTAACTCTCCAGGTACTATAGATTCTGATTTTCGTGGGGAAGTATGTGTTATCTTTACACATATAGGTACAGAAAAAAGCTGGGAACAATTTCATGTTAAAAAAGGTGAACGTATAGCCCAAGGTGTTATATGTCCAGTAATTCAAGCTGACATTGAAGAAGTTGATTATTTAAACGAAACAATTAGAGGCGAAAACGGATTTGGTTCAACTGGTAATTAAAGAAGGAGCACTTATGGTATACGAAGTATCTATGGATAAAAATAACAAACCGTGTCTTAAAAAAGTAGATAGGCCTTATTTAAGGTCCGAAGGAAGGGGCGTTTGGGTTGAAATAGGAAGAGCGGATCACGTTGGTATTGAAAAATTTGTTGCTATTAACAGAAAAAATGGACTCTTAGTATTACCAGACGAAGACGGTTTTTACAGAGCCCTCGTTTTAACAGAATAGTGGTGATTCTTGAGTGAAAATATTAGACTTACAAATAAGCAATTACAATTCGTTATTAGAATGACCGAACTTGCAGATCCAGATGATGCTGTCGATAGGTTTATAGAGATCATGGTAGAAGAAAGAGTTGATCCAGCCAATATATCCATTCTAATAGATAAGATAATCAGCAGAATGCCAATTAAAAGGTAGGTGACGCGTGTTATTTAATTCAAAAGCTATGAAAAAAGGTTTCGAGGATAGATTTGAAGATGAAGATCCCGAATCTTCCCATGGTCCAATTAGAAAATTGCTGTATAAGGTAAATCACTTTATTAAATGGGAAATACTATATAAGATAGAGAATTTTTTTCATATCCATAAAGAGAGATTTGGCAGAATGATAGCTTGGGCAAGATTTGTTCAATACAGCTATGACTTTGATGCTCATACCCTTTACGATATTATAGCCTTTAAGCTTATTAGAGTTTATGCCGCTCTATCAGACGGTAACGCTATTCAAGAAAATGAAGATATGAACGCTTTAAAAGAAGCGATTTCTGTATGTGAAAGACTTTCTAAAGATACTTATAATCGTAAGTATTTAGAAGAACATGATAAAAAATGGGGCAAATTAGAAGAAGAAACCATTCCTCAGCCCGATAAAGATGGTGGGGTGAGATCATATCTCATGAATATGTGGCGCAACAATGCCAATACTCCCGAACTAGAGCAGCTTGAAAGAAAAGAATTCGTGATTTGTTATGAAAATGGAGAAATTGATAGAAAAGCTGACATTGATAAATTGGCAGAAATTTTTAAAAATCATTTGGCCCGTTGGTGGGATTGAGAGGTAAGCTATGGAAAATATAACCATAACAGAAGATCAGAAAGACAAAATAAAAAAATTAGAACGTTCTCTAATGATTAATAGTATACTTTCTAGTGCTAAAAACATGTTTCTACTTATAGCTATGAGTGTGTTGACTATCTATATGGATCTTGTTTATATAAAATCAGATACTTTTTTAACTTTGACTAGTTTATTTAACGGTATGTTGTTCGCAAGACTATCTTACTTAGATTTTATCAGTGAAAAACAAAGAGTGTTAGAAGAGTTAAATAAAATTCTAGTTCCAAAAGAATAGATTTTTAAACCAAAGTATGGTCTTTATCGACTACATTTTGGTTTATTTATATTAAACTTAATCGTACCATTTTTCTGCTGAAGCTATTTTAGATTGTATAGCAACCAAGGCACCGAACAGACTTTCTTCTGTAAAGCAACCTACTATATAGTTATATTTTCCTATAGAAATTATGTAGTCGCCATACATACTGTTACCTGGAGCAAAAGGCTTAATTTCTAAAAATCCTCTTTCTCCATTACCCAACTGCCTAAGTTTTTCTAAAATCATAGATTCCGTTTTATTCATATCTTATCCTTATTCCGACTGGAAATCTTGGAACGCCTTCCTTACCCGTTAATCCTTGATACTGAACGGTAAGAATCTTACCAATCCATAGGCTGTGGTCCTTGAAGTAATCAGCCAATTTTTCTGTATCCCCTGACATTTTTGCAAGGAAAGTTTTCCCATTTTTGGTCCTACAAACAAAAGCGCCGACGTGTCCCGCGAGTTTTCCTCTGCCTTCTTCGATTCCAATGATGTCAAATTCTTCATCTTGAAACTCTTTCATTTTTTGCAAATCATAGGATCGTTTATTTACATATAAAGAATTGACATTACGAAGCATGGCGCCTTCATAGCCGTCTTTTTTGAATACATCGTACCAATACCCTACTTCGTTTTCGTTCACTAAAACTGTCTCCACCAATTTTAGATATTCTAATCTAGTAAATTTTCCTATAGTAAAGCACTTCGATAGATGGGTATTTCTTTTGTCAAAGGTATCTTGGTTCACGGTATCATAGATATGATACTCGACATCTGTACACTTCTCGTCTGGCTCGTCCTGACGAACTAAGTGTACAATATGCTCAAAATTCTTCTTAAAATCATGAGAATACAGCTCTCCATCTAGCACGATATCAGAAATGAAAATTCTTTCTATTTCTGCCACTATGTGTGGACATGAATGGATCTGTTTTCTACTACGAGACCATAGCGTGCATTTACGATCCTTTAGAATCGCGATACAGCGAATGCCGTCTAGCTTTGGTTGTATATAGGCCGGAAATTCTATCTTGTGTCCATGCTTAGCAAAGGACTGGGCTAACATTGGTACGACGCCACCTTCGATAAGGTCATCGGTCTCGTCCTTTTCAGCAGCTTGAATCGACTCTACATATCCAGATTTCTTTTTCTTTTCCCACCTAGATTTGGCTTCCGATACGGCTTGTTCTTCTATAGAAGTTTCGTTCTTTTTGCCAACATTCTTGCCTTCAGTTATATAATCTACTGTTTGTTGTTCTTTCCCGTCAACTTGTCCATAACGAGTCCAAATAGAGTGTGCGGTAGAATAACTAAGGTCAATGCTAACCGATATGGTCCATTCTTGGATAGCACCGGTACTTGTTTTCTTATATAGGGTAGGAAAGGTCTTCATAGTCTTACCACGGTTTCCATTCTTCACAGAAGCGCATGTGGTCCCATGGAAAGGATGTTTTTTCAGCCCCACATTCACATCCGGCCTTATTTTTAGGACTACTTCTGATATCGTCTAAAGTGGGCGAATAAGCCCAGTAGTTTGGATCATAGGAAGGAACTTCGGTATAGACTAGAACGTAATCAAAGATGTTAGAGTCATCTGGTGAATACATGGCCCATTCCCATTTTTTACGGTTATGGCTTATTAAATGAGGAAAATCGTTTAGTTCTTTATACCAATGAATAGACTCTCTGTCTTTTTCGTCTGTTCCAAAATCTATTCTTAGTCTCATATGGAAACCTATTCTTTGGTGGGAAACTCGGTATTCAAAGCCTTCTTTAGATTTAGGCCTGCAAAAGAATTAAACACCTTTAGTTTACCATCTACTACCGTCGCTTCTCTTTTAAAATCGACTACGATAGAACCTCTAGAGTTAAAAACTTCATTTTCAACCAAAAGAGTAATTTCGTCAAAATAGGAATCTAGGGTTTTAACTTCCATAGAGTCCGCAAGTAAGGTGCCTTCCGGGAGAGCAGATATGGCTAGAACTAGTTCTCTGATTGGGACCCCAGTCCCTCTTTTAAACTGTAACTGTAATCTTGCTAAACCCATAGGATATTCCTTTTAAAAAGTTGAGAGGGCAGCGCACTACTGGCTTGAACCCACAGCTTTCCATGCCTCTCATTTAAAATCCTAGCTTTAAAATTTTAAAAAGTCAAGCTTTATTATATGGCTTCTTGGAGAGCGAAGCGATCCAATCTAGACACCTTTTCTTATGAGATCTAGGATTTCATCTTCTGAGAGAGCAAGGTTACCGTTTGGATTGGTACTGCTATAAACTAAGACAGCTTTGGTTTCTGTAAATCGTAAAATGTTAACTAGGGTAGACCTGTCTGTTTTCCCATTGGCAATGCCTTCCTTAGCGCCTTTTTGAAAGATTGTAAAATCGGAGGGGTCTGCTATGAGCCAAGTTCTGGGGGCCAAACGCACCAACCTAGTCGGGGAACTGCCTTTTATAGCAAGATCTTCTACTTCTCTTTCAAGCATTTCAAGAACATCGCCTTTAAAGAGCCTTACGACGGCCAATTGAGGGGTGAGTTGGGCCAATAAAAGGTTTTCTCGTTCTGAGATTTTTTCAAATAAAGACAAACACCTACGTACTATTTTTCTTTGTTCAAAGCTACCCATTCGTTGCTGAAAACAGGCCAGGTCGGAGTCAGATCTTTCTAAAGAAACCTCACCAAGGAGGTCTTTGAAAGTTAAGATTTTTAAGTATCCGAAAGAGGTGGCGAGTCTGCGTCCTTTTGTCATAACTTACGATATCACTAAAAGGTTGGTGTGTCAAGTAGGCGCTTTTTGAAACGCTCTGGTGGCTTTGGGGGGTCATTTGCTGGGGATGCTTTACAGTTCTTTACAGTTCTTTACAAAAGATTCTATAAGGACCTGAAGTTATACTGCTTTATTTTTGGAAAAATTTTTCTTTGAAAAAAGGGGGGTCTGTAAATATAAATAATTATACAAACCGATATCTCGTCGATAATTATAATTATTTACTTACATTATACATGGGCGTATAAGATTATACAGTATTGTATGCTCCTAAGTCGGGGGGGTAGTTGATTTATATAGAAATTTTTGGAAATTTTTTTAATGATTGCGTGTCGGTATATATGGGGTGAAGAGTCGCGTAACTATTAGAAACACCGGTTTTCGTTATTTATGTCTGATATCATATAGTTAACTATAAAGTGTCTAACATATTGTAACATGCTCTAAGGCGTACTTAACATACTGTATTCATTAGGTTATCGCACTGTCTAATCTATGGTCATTTTGACACCTTGAAAGGTGCATGTTGGACCATACTCAATCTCGACTATATAAACTGATGCCATTTATAAAACATCTATTACGGTCGCATGGGCATACATATCATATGGTTGTGTGTTGTTACACGTCTGAGACGTGAGTGTAGTATGCTCCATAACGCACCAGGATGGCTACCATTGGGCTAATGCTTAGGTCTTGCGGTTACCCTATTGACGTTGCTATACTACTAATGGTGAGGCCTATAGGAGGCCTGTCTAATGGGCCCATTGTAGTTCGATGTAGTAACCATATGATATCATTCGATACGTTACATTCTCACAAAATGTAACATGGCCAGTATAGATTTTATATATTGTTGGGAGTGGGGAAAGTGGGGTATTGGATACACAAAATCCCGCAAGCTAACTGCTCGCAGGTTTCGATGGGTGTTTAAAATTTTGTAGTAATGACTATTCACAGGTCATGGCATACTAATTGCAATATACACTGAGCCTATTAAACGGTCTTACTTCAACGTGCTCCCAGAGCACCTCTTATAAAGATTGCATAAGAATTAAGCACCGTCCATAACTTCTACACTATTCCAACACTGCTATCTTGATATTACTAATGAATCGGTTGGCATATCAGTTGCATTACTTATAGAGTGAGAGGTTCTTATGATGTTCAGTATAGGTGACTTAGTGCAATATTCGGGAGACAATATCCGTTACTATGGCCTTATTGGAGCTATAGTAGATAGGCAAATGCCTGTGGGTTATGCTATACTTTATAAGGTAGCCTTTAATATAAAAGGCAAGGTTACTACCTGCGATGGTGTCTTGGGTTATGAGTTAGACAGATATACTGGTAAACCTTCTGAATCTAACCATACCCATATCCGAAAGAAGTATATTGGCTTTACCGAAAGTTTTGATTATTGTGAAGCTTGTAATGAAAGGCTATAATGAAACCTGTAGATAACCCTAATTCCATGGAGTTCTTATGACGTCTGCTATTCTTTCCGATGCTATTAAACTCGTTGTTGTTTTAAGTGTTAAAGCCTTTATCCTTTGGTTGCTTTTTACACAATTTGGGTCTCAGGTTTTTCACTTGGGACCGATGAGCTTAGGTCAATCATTTGCGTTGATGTTATTCGTTGAACTATTAATTAATTAGGAGTAGATATGGGAATAGTCTTATTGTCCATTTTAGGATTTTCTTTTTTGGTCGGTTCTTTTATTTTGATCATAGATAGGATTGCGTTTCAACCCCTGCTATCTCTGATACTCTATTCGGCTCTATCGATCGTATACCTATTTGTTGGATTAGCATTTGTCCTATGTTATAGTGTAAAATTGGGAAGGCTTATTTTTTGATCTAAACTTAAGTAGTTGAGGATTTAATATGCATAAATTTAAAGTTGGCGATAGAGTCGTATGCCCTGGGCTCCCTCCTTCCATTTCGATTAATGGAACTATTATAGAGGTATGTGACTACGCTAAAATGGGTTATCAAAACGCATATGGTATCACATGGGATAATGGACGGTCTGCATATGTGCGCGGCGAGGGATTGGAATTTATTATTGAAAACAAGGTGATCGACGATAACCAACACCATGGCCACGACATCGTTAAGAATTCAGTATTAGGTAAGGAGTTTAGTTATTGTCGTAACTGCAAGGTTGAAGTATAGGTTATAACCATAAGATATAGTTAGGATTTATAAACTAACAGTATAACTAATATACATTGTCTAATAGTTCTACACAATTTAAATACACTAGAGTTGTTATCATTAGCTAATTGGTTGGCATTAGGGTTGCATATCTTATAGGTATGAGAACTTTAAAAACTATACTAACAATCGTAGCCCTAACCCTAGCCTTGTATCCTAAGACTTCTGATGCTCATGCCATTAGAGTAACCAATCTTAATACCCTTAGGACCATCTACAAGGTCGCTAAGAAACGCGGTGTGGATGCTCAGCATCTCATAAAGATAGCCTTCATGGAGTCTACATTCAAAGAGAACGCTTATAGGGTCAACAAGAACGGCACTGTGGACGTTGGCATCTTTCAAATCAATTCAGTTCATTGGACTACTACTTGCAAAGAGTTCGATGTATTTACCCTAGTTGGCAATACCGAATGCGCTGCTAAGATTGTTAAGAAAATCCAATTAAAGCATAGCATGGTTGATAAACATTGGTTAGGTCGTTATCATTCAAAAACGCCTTCCAAAAAGATAGCCTATTCTAATAAACTAAGCACACTAGTGGTAATGAGGTAGATATGAAAGCATTAGAAATAGCAAAAGCTATCGATGTTAAGGTAATGCTAAAAGGAGAAAAACACCTTCGTGGATGCAATGGCTTATACTTTCCAGACAAGGACGAGATTGTTTTGAGAAACTCTATTACCGAATATAGTGTGGAATTTGTATTATTACACGAATTAATACATGCTACAGGTCACGTTAATAGACTAGGAAGAGTCAGCGTTGTATTGATGGGTCTAGGCATCGGGACAAGTCAACTTGAAATTGATACGGAAGAATCTGTAGCTCAATTTGGCGCTTACTATCTAGGGTTGGTCCTCGAACTAGACAAAGAAAATCTACTAGAAAACTTGAACGGCTATAGCAGTTGTTTTAACAACCTGACACCGGAAACTATGGAATATATTAAGAGGGAAGCCTGGAATGCAGCTAAATGGCTCTGCGAGCGAACCTATGGAGTTGGTTCTTTTGTTGACTTAGAACAAAAGGCGGCTTAGGATTGATAATATGTTTAATATCGTTTCTATATTGAAAGCGCTAAGACAATATTTGAGACGTGGGAAATTAACACGCATTCAACTACGGTTGTTACACTGTATCGGTTTTACAGGTATACGTCACAACTATGCTGATCACTATAAAGCCCACTGCACTGATCATACGCAAAATACCTATGAGATCTGGTTAAAGAAGAGGTTTTGAATGTTTAACACTTATACATTGTTTACTAGTTTTACAGTTTTTAAAAGATTGATGGTTGATTTTATTCGATAACAACTTGGCATGCGTGATGCATTAACTATATATTAGGAAAGCAATATGAAAAATAGTAATCTGATCAAATTAGTTAAAAAAGATCTAAAAATCGATGAGTTCCGAAACTTTAATGAATTTGATTTAGCATTAGCTTTATATCACTGGCTTTCGCATAATTGGAAATGGGGTAGCGATCCTGTATATCTGTCCCTAAGAGAGCTAACCAAAATCTACAAACCCTCTCCTATTGAGGAGGACTTCGACAGTATTAGTAAAACGTCTAAGCTTGCCTATGAGCAGCTCACTGTAAAAAACTATAAGCGGGCTTTAAAGACTATATTAAATAGAAAGATAGGCATATGAGTGAATTTAAAATTGGCGATACAATTATAGCAAATGGATACGAACACCTTGGAATTGCAACTATAACCGCAATAGACCACTACAATGCGCCGAAAAATAGATATTACCTTCAATGGGCAAACGTTTCGGGTGTTATAGCGGGCGAAAATTTTAAGTTAGCATCTCATGACTTAAAAGTAGATAAACTCGCGGGATTAGTAAAAGATACTCATGCGGGTCACGAAATAGTTAAAAACGTTGTATTAAATAAAGAGTTTAGTTATTGTCGTAACTGTAAAGTGGAGCTTTAATATGAGAAAAATAAATACTAATGAATTGAAAGATATCCTAGAAAATCATAAACTATGGTTGAGTGATAATTCTAAAGGTGAGCGTGCTAAATTGCAAGATGCTGACTTGCAAGGTGCTGACTTGCAAGGTGCTTACTTGCGAAGTGCTAACTTGGAAGGTGCTAACTTGCAAGGTGCTAACTTGCAAGATGCTAACTTGCGAAGTGCTTACTTGCGAAGTGCTAACTTGGAAGGTGCTAACTTGCAAGGTGCTAACTTGCATGGTACTAGTTTGAGAAGTGCTAACTTGTTATGCGCTGACTTGCAAGGCGCTGACTTGCGAAGTGCTGACTTGAAATTTGCTAACTTATGGCATGCTGACTTGGAAGGTGCTGACTTGTATAATGCCGATTTAAGAAATGCTAATTTAACAAAAGTTAACTTATTTAATTCTAAATTGGTTGGCACCAAGTTTTAATTTAACCATACTGTGAAATAAAGGAGTAATATGAAAAAACTATTATTAATTTGCCTATTAGCACTTAGTGGGTGTTCTTATAGACACCTATTGCCTGCTAAGTTCGAATATGGTGATTGCATTGCTGAAAAGGATGTACCCGCTGAATATACATTTTTAATAACAAGGTCTTCTTATAGATCATACACTACTTGTGAAACTTACAGAAATAGCGAAAAATGGTATGCGTGTGATATAAAGCGAAATGGTATTTTTAGAGATTTAACGGATGAAGACTATGAAAAAATTGAATGTCCTAAAAAATTATTTACTTACAAAGAAGACGAAGAGTTCTTTTTGAGAGGTAAAAAATGAAAAAAGATAAAAAAGATAGTATTATTTTGAATTTAGAGCGCTTATTGGTTGGTTCTACGGTGTTGACTGGAACTTTAATTTTGTTCTATGAAATAGGTAAAGCAATAACCTTAATGCGTAACGGTTTCTATTATTCGGGACTTCTTATTGGCATTTTCTTTTTTCTTTTAATGGCTCATTCCATTGGGGAACTTTTTGTAAGCGAATAGGAGAAGTCATGTTTGCAATCATTTTACTTGCAGTTCCGGTTGTTATAGTTGTTAGCGGCATTGTTAGAGCCCTAACATAAGGAGATCAAAATGTTGAGCGCTAAAGAAGCTAAAGAGATAGCAGATATCTCAGATATGGCCTATCCCGACTACTACGGTGACATTCATACTGTGTTAGAACTAATAAAAGAATGCGCTGAGAAAGGGCATGTTAGAATTGGTTTTCAAAAATTAGGCTATCTTGCCACATTACATTTGATCGGTCTGGGATATGAAGTAGAGGTAGTTCGCAATCTAAAGTTTGTTAGCTGGCAAAATCCTAACGAAGTTGAAACCCTGTCCAAACCTTTGCCGGTCGTCTAATAGTTCTACACAATTTAAACATCCTGACACCAATATTACTAAGGAATTCTTTGGCATTAGGGTTGCATTAACTATATGTAAGAGGTTCAAATGAAAAACTTAGGCAAAATACGTCATATTGATAAACAGCTAAAAGATTTAAGTATAGTCGGAGATGAGGCCAAAGGGATTAGACTAGAAGCTCTAGAAGCTATGGATATACTAAATACTCAAGAATTAACAGAATTAATTGAAGATCACATAGAAGTTGGGACCTATAGAAATAAACCAGTATAGTTGTTGGCAGTCCGGGACCGTCAAGTTATCCCCTAGCTTGGCGGTCTTGTGTATAAAAGGAGACAAATATGTTATTAGAATTTAAAAGAAGTACAGAAATTAATGGTCTACAAATTCCCATTGAAATTGTCATAACGGTTGAAAAAGATGATATGGAATTTGACGGTGACGATCCTATCGATATAGCTAGTCATAAGTCTGGCGATCTATTTATGGCTATTATAACAGTTAGAGCGGACGCTTTTGGCTTGAATGGGCACGATTCTTTAGGCGGTGTCAGTTTGCAACAGCATAATACAAATAGAGAAGAGGTATTAGATATCATTAATGATTATGGAATGATTAATAATGCTATCCTAGACCTAACCCAACAAGTTCAAGATAAAGCGGACTTGTTAAAGCCTTTCGTTAGAATCAAGGATAGCCTATGGATTTCTTAACAAATTCGATAGCATTTGGAGCGATTGGTGTTTACAGTGTAGCGTTAGTAACAGTCACCGTTATAGCTTTAATCAAACGTGATCTAAAGTGACTGTCCAAGTTTTATGCATTGACTAATAGTTCTACAATTTTTTGCAATTCAGCCCTTGATATTACTAAAGTTTTATCTGGCATAAGTCATGCAGTATATAAGGCAAGAGGTATTTATGTTCAAGAGTATGAAAGCTAAAGATTTGATCAAGGAAGTTGAACGCAAGGGTTTTGTTTTAATTAGAAACGCAGAACATAAGGTTTATAAGAAGGGTGATATCACGCTCATGATTCCGCATAGTAGGGAAATATCTCCCGGATTGGTTCATCAAACCTATAAAGCATTGAAGGTGGCTTAATATGATGAAATTCTATAAAGAAGGTAATGGCGATTATTTAGTAGTAGATACTGGAAATAGTGGCGATTTTATAGAGGCACGTACTACTGCTATTGCAGGACAAATAAACTCAGTAAATACTACTCTAGTGCATAAAGAATTTTTAAAAGAATGTAAGCAGGTTGCGAGGGCTAGTATGCCTAAAAAATGGCTTAAGATTTTAATTTAAGGAGTTTATATGACTACTATTTACATTGTAACTTGTTTTTGGTTGGCTACCGTTGCAGATGATGCTTACGCACCGT